TCGATAATATCCTCGTGGCTGTCTGACCAGTCGAGATAGCGATTGTGGCGCCGAAGCGCGATGCCGCTGAATGACTTACACATTTCACGCCTCCTTGCGGTAATCATGCGCAATACGGGCTGAATCGCGCATGATAGCGATCTTGGCCGAATCGTACATGCGTTCGACGCGAGCCGAATCGCGCATGGTACTGACGCAGGCCGAATCGTACATGGCCTCGATGTGGGTCCAACCGTACATGACGTCGATGTGGGCCGAATCGCACATGCCTTCGACGCGGGCCGAACCGCGCATGATCTTGATGCGGGCCGACTCATACATGCTTTCGACATGGGCCGAATCGTGCATGGCCTCTACGCGGGCCGAATCGCACATGGTGCCGACGTGGGCCGAATCGCGCGTGATAGCGATGTGGGTCGAATTGCGCATGATGTGGATGCGGGCCGAATCGCGCATGGTGCCGATGTAGGCCGAACCGTACATGGCGTTGATGCAGGCCGAATCGTGCATGGCACCGACGCGGGCCGAATCGTACATGCTTTCGACGTGGGCCGAATCGCGCATGGTGCCGATGCGGGCCGAACCGCGCATGGCCTTGATGCGCGCTGAGCCATACATGCCGATAATGCGGGCGTTGACCGCACATTCTATTTCCGCGCCGTCCGCCAGAATCCAGGGGCCTCCGCCGAGTATCTTGCGCTTGTCCGAGATGATGCAGTGGCTGACGCGTTCGGCCATTTGCGACTCGATTTCAACCTTGCGGTCAGATCGACGCGCAATTCGTATGACGCCGGATCGTCGTAGCGGTCCTCGCGAGGGACATACTTATAGCGAACGATTTTCTCCGGGTCATCGGGCAAATCGAACCACTCGATAATATCCTCGTGGCTGTCGCTCCAGTCGAGATGGCGATTGTGACGTTGCAAGGCAACGCCAGAGAACGGTGCGCCCATTGGTTATCCCCCTTGCCTGAGGAGCCAGTAGACAGCGCCCGTCGCGAAGAGCGCGAAAAGCGCCGCCGCGAAGAGTATGCCCGCCAGCGTCGAATGGCAGCACGCAACCCGCGCGTTGCGTGCGAGTTTGTCAAGCCGATCCATCGCATATCCCCTTGCTTTTACCGGAGGGTTGTCAAGCGCCGCAAACGCTCTTCGCGTATCGTGGCCTCGCGGTCCTGGTCATAGGCATCTGCGAGCGCCATGAACCACTTCGGCTCGGTGTCCTCCAAGTATTCGCAGAGCAGCGGCCACCCCTCCACTGCCGCCCATTCGGTGAAGCAGTCGTCAGCCCACTCGTCATCCCTGCGGTATGGCAGGCAAGCGAGCAGTTCGTCATCCGAGATGGGCAACGGCGTGTTTTTTATGCGCCGCGTGAGCAGTGCCTGGATGTAGCGCCTGATAGGCGACTGCTGATTCGCGTTGTCCACGCGGTGCCATGTATGCTCGGCGACGTGCTTCATATATTCGCGAATGATCGTGCGCCGCGCTTCGTCATTGTCATCGGCGAAGACGAGGTACTGTTGAACGCGCCGCGCGTTTTCGGCGCCGACGGATGGGCCGGAATGGTACGGTGCGCCGACGTGGGTCTTAGTCACTGGGAATCACCTCCTTGCGCTTCCTCCGCGAACCAGGCTTCCAGTTCGCGGGCGGTTGGCACGCGCTCTGCCACGAGCATATGGTCAGGCAGAAACTCAAGCGGTTGGCGGGCAAAGCGCACGTACCACGGCTCTTCTATGCGCGCCTCGCACTCGTCGATGATGTCGCCCGTTTTGCGTATTAATGCCCTGATGTCGCGCAGAAGTCGGTCAAGCGGATTCTTCATCCCGTACCCCCTTTTCGTGCGGGGGCGGCGTCGGCCACACCGCCCCCGCGGCCAGCATGCTCGGGAACGCCCCGAGACGGAGGAAACCCCTTTCGTTGATTTGCGCTTATGACTTTCGAAAGAGCAAAAAAAAGTACGTGGTCGAAACTAAGATACATTATACGACTATCCCAGCATATACCCGTCAGAAGCGCTTGTCAAGCACAAAAACCGTCAAAAGCGCAAATAAAGGAAACTATTTTGCCGCATCTGCGCTTGTATCCTCGTTGAAGACGGCGGCCTGGCTGCGCATCATGTTGAGAAACTTCGCGATCATTTCTGGCGACGGCAAGCGCTCACCTTGCGGCATCGCACCCGCCGGTAATGCGCTCATATCCGGCGGCTTGTCGCGCTCGCGCTCGCGTGCTTGCGCCGCATGGTCGCGCTTCCAGGACTCCCAAGCGCGGTACAGGTCGTTCAGGCTGAAGCGATGGGTGCGCGGTGTCGGCTCATAGCGTGGCAGAATTCCCTGTTTAACCCACCGCCGCAACGTTGGTGCGGAGATGTGGAGAAACTTGCAGGCCGTTTTGGTGTCAACGAACGCATCGGGGACGTAGTGAAAGACCCCGTTTTTTTCCTGCACGATCCAGGCCCCCTTGTACTTGGCAATGGCGGCGCAACGTAAGCGCCGCATGCCTACCATGACTTCGCATTCGAGCATTATTCAATCCTACCACTTCCGTGGCCCCTCCTAGTTTTCCCTGTCTACCACTTGACGGGGCGCCCGTCAAGGATGTGGTCGCCCATTTTTCTATGTTTTTTCAAAAAGTTGGCGCCACGCCGGTTTTGCACGTAACCGGGCGTCCGTCAAGCCGCCGCGGGGCATGACCGGCCAGACCGCCGCGTCGGTCAGCGTCCAGAACGTGATGCTGGTAGCGGCGGGATGGGCGCGGACGATTGCCAGCATGTCGCGATAGGCGAGAGCCTGGGCGGTTTCCGTCCATGTTCCGAACGGCGCCAGGCCGAGCGTGGCACGCTCCCATTCCCGGCGATTACCGATGATGACCGGGCTGCCGTCACTGCGGAAGATATTTTCGGTGATGTGCGCCTGCAAGCCGGCGGCCTCGATTTCGTACAGCGTGCGTTCGACCTCTTCGCGCGTGTACCATCGGTGCCCGTGCGCCTGAACGCCTATCGTGTCTGCGCCGACAGCGCGTGCGTAATCGACAAGCGCACCCAAACAGCATCTGTCCGACTGGCCTTGTGGCGAATGGATTACGTCCCATTCGTTCACGGCGATTGCCGCGCCTGGCGTCAGTTCGCGCGCCGCTGCCACCATTTCGGCCACCAGCGTCGCCGGCTGCGCGAAATGAATCGGCTCATTCACTATATCCCAGGCGTAGGCTATATCGCCGAATTCGCGTGCGAGTTCTTCCACGTAGCCCACGGCCTTGTCACGCGGCGTTGCGCCCTGGGGGACACCCCAAAGCGGCGTGTGCAGGCGCAGCCGCTTGCGATACTCGCGGCAGTAGTTGGCTATGGCGTGCGCGTCGGCGGGGTTCGCATTGTAGTCGCGCCATTTAAGCGCATTACAGGGCGTAATAGTATCGAACGCCAAAAGTCGCGGCCAAAGTGCGGGAAAAAGGTCGGTGCGGGATGGTGACGGGCACCCGCAGCCGATGAGCGTCTGGCCCGGGCGCGCCTGCTCGCGCAGGAGCGCCAGGGCCTCGGTATCAAGAGCCAGCGGATGCGCAGGGGGCGCATGGCGAGGCCACAGTCGCCCAAGTGCCCCCGCGCCGCATGCCGCAGCGCCGGTTGCCAGAAATTCGCGACGGTTCATGGTGCAAGCCCCTTGTGCTGTTGCCACTGCCGAAACGCGCCAGCCATGTACATATCGACCTGGCGTTTGCTATAGCCGATCTGGCGAAGTTTGATGGCGAATTCAGCCATTGTCGGCCGGTTGCCGTGCCTGTCCATCGGCCCTGGGCTGCCATAGAAGAGTTCAATGGTCGTGGGTTGTCGCGTCCCCATATTATGACCTCCCTGCGCTTGGGGCAAGTTCAAAATCTCAAGTCGCATGCGGGTCTGCGCCGTCGGCTATTAAATCCAAGGGCGCGATGTCCAGAACTTCGCATATCCGCAAAATATCCCGCTTGCGGTGTGGGGCAATGACGCTATGCCCGCGACACCAGAGGGATACGGTCACCCGCGACACGCCGACGGCCTCCGCGAACGTGCGTTGCGTATGTCCGCGCGCGGCGATCCAGAAGCGCAATTTGTCCGGGGCGATGGGCGCGGGCATGTAGTAGGGTTCAGTCATTTTATGCACTCCCGCATGGCTTTTGCCAGACGCCGAGCCGCCGCCTCGTTTTTGCAGCGCAACCAGGCCAAGGTGCCGTCGAGTGGAAACTCGACGTACCAGCGGCCTTGCTCGTCCTGTTCGGCGCTGATGTTCACGGGCTTTGCCATTTCTCACCTCCTGCTGCTTATGCGGCTGCCATGTGTTCGGCCTCGCCTCATCAGCGGGCGGTCGGCCGGGCCGCCCGGACGGGAACCTTCCGGCCCCCGTTTCGGCGCGCGCTTCCTCAGTTCCGCCCTTGCAGTCAGGCGCCGAAATATTCGAGGACATTCCGCGCAGCCGTGCACTGGAAACTGCCCGCGGCACTCGCCGGGGCATTCCGCAGCCACGCGCGCGCCTGTCGCTCCGACAACCATATGTAATCGGCCGAGTGGTCGTCTGTCTCGATCGCCTCATAGGCGATCTGCCCCGCGCGCGTGCACTGTTGCGCATATACCGGGACTTCGGTTGCCATTTCTGCCTCCTGCCGCTCATGCGGCTGTTGGGTTTTCGGCCTCGCCTCATCAGCGGGCGGTCCGCCAGGCCGCCCGGACGGGGACCTTCTGGCCCCCGTTTCGGCTAGATCTCATCGACGAGCCAGCGCTCGCTGAACCGCCTTTCCGCCGACTGAACCAGTCTTTTGCCAGAGCACTCCACGCGCACTTATAGTGCATCAGGATATATCGACGACGTTTCGGATGGTACTGACCCCGATTCCCGTCTTCAACAGTGATGGGCTTCCCACAGACCGCGCAATTAGGACGATGGAACTTGATGCCTTTGTCGGTAAGGCAAAAAAATTGCACCGTGCGCCTGCGGCCATAAAATTTGCGCATGCTGCTCAAGCGGTCGAAGGCATCATATCCACCCTGACTTTTATTCAAGTGCTTTAAGTTCCGGCGCATTTTGCCTCCTCCTGCCCTTGGGGGCTTGTGTGCGGGCAGCCAGCGCGATGCCAGGCCAACGCGCACATTGTAGTGCGAATGCAAAGGAATGGCAAGAGAAAAGTATAAAAGTGGCCGACTTTTTTCAAAAAGTGCGGATTTTCCGGATTTTTTTCGCAAAATCCGTCGGCCTCGATGCGTTTATCTATAGTAGATTGCGCGAATGCGTGCAGCGCTTACGTGGCAACAGCGGATATCATGGCTAAGCCCCGCAGCCCCAAGAACTTGCGCGTGGCGGTGCAAGGGGCGCGGGCGCGCGAGAGGCGCGACGAGAGGTTGCTCGCGGCATATCGCGCGCGATGCGTGCGTGCACGCTGGCGCACATCGCGCGAGCGCGCGAGCGCGCGGCGTGCGCGAGTGCGCGGGGGGTGCGGGGGTGCTTGGAGTGCGGCGGGGGACGGGGGATGGAATCTACCCTGCGCTTTCACGCGGCCGGGGAAATCGCGTGGAATCCTACGCTGCGATAACGGGGTTCCCGCTGCAAATTGCGTGCCGGAATCCGACAGCGAAAATCGTGCCAAAAACGGTGCAGAGACATGCCCAAGAAACTCCACGAAGCGTTGAAGCGACAAGCACGCAAGAAGGGGCTGAAGGGTAAGCGTGCCGACCGGTACGTTTACGGTGCTATGCGCAAGCGGGGATGGAAGCCGAAGCGGGAGCGCAAGCGCAAGAAGTGATACTTGCGCGTAGTATTGGACACGTCTCGCACAGGAATTTCGCGCGAAAAGGGAGCGGCGATGAATTTATGGGGTGAATACCGAGCCGCCGAGCGACATGGGCAACGCGGATGAGTTGGAAGGTTAAGCGCATCAACCCCTGCCGCGTGCGCCTGGAAGTCGAGGTCGAGGCTTGGGAGGTAAACGCGGCCTTTGACGACATGGTGAAGCATCTGCGCAAAACGCGCCATATTGACGGCTGGCGCGACCGAAAACGGCCCCATCGCGCCCCGCGAGGACATCATGGCGGTGTGCAGGCGCCTGCCGATTTCATCGAAAAGCGCTACGAGTGGGAAATCAAGGAGACGCTCTGGCATCATCTGACCGCGACTCACTTCGAGCGGGCCTCGCGCCTGTCGGGCAACCTGCCGGTGCCATGCACCAAGCCCGACTTTCACTTGCCGATAGGTGTCCTGCCCCGCCGCGATACGGCGTGGTGCTTTGCGGCGGAATACTACATCTATCCGGTGCCGTCGGCACTTGACCCGCGCTCTTTCCGGATGCCGCATTTTTACGACAACGAACCGATTGCGCCGACACTGGACGCCTATCATGGACTTTCTATTGCTCATCGGGATGACCCTGGGCGGGTTTGCGGTGGGCTGGTGCCTGAAGGGGCTCCTGCAATCTGACTACGAATGGACGCACCTGCGGGATGACCTGCGGGACGAAATCCGGCGACTCCATGATGACCTTGCGCAACGGTGATAAATGCCGCAAATGCGGGCGATGTTGCTATTTTATGACCGTCATCGACGGGCAATTGGTGCGCACGAACGTCCCATGCCCGTACCTGGACGCCGAAACGCACTTGTGCACGATTTTCAAAGACCGATTTTGGGTGAATCCGCGCTGTTTGACCCTATCGCAGGCCATTGCGCAACGGGTCTTGCCCGCGGATTGCCCGTATGTGGCCGATTTGGACTGGTATAAGCCGCCGATGGAATGGGAGGAGCACGAGAATGGGCGAAAAAACGGCTGATTGCGTCTATATACCGGTGAATCGCGCCGTCATCGTCGAGGACATCGAGCGCAAAGACCGCCGGACGGAGACCGGCATCGTCATTCCGGACACTTCGCGCCACAGGCGGTACCAGGAGGGCCGTGTCATTGCCGTTTCGCCGAATTTGCGCACGCGAGACGATTTGCCCATTCGTGTCGGGATGGTCGTCGGGTCGCTGGTGAACCACGGTGACGTGTTTTACGACGACAATGGGCGCGTTTTGCGCAGGCTTTCGGTCGATTCGATTCATGTCGTGCGCGTGGAGGACAGGTGATGATACTCACGCTCTGGATTCTTGGCTGTATGGGCTTTTCAGCAATCATGCTGATACTCGGCGCGTTCTGCGGCTTTCTCTACTTCGGGCGCGGGTCATGGCGGGAATGGCTCGACCGCGAATTGCGCCCGCGTTCGATACCGTACCTGACGTCCGTGTACAAGGAACTCGTCGAAGAAGGCGTGTTGACCGACGAGCAGGTGCAGAAAATCGCCGAGCGACTGTGGACGAAGGCCGTGCAGGAAGCGTATCGCGCCGAATTCGAGGAAGCCCAGCGGACGATGGCCCTTACCGAGGGGCGCAGCCGCGAGCAGGAAGACATAGCGAATATACGGAAGGCACTTGCGCTATAACGGCCTCAGACGACGGAATGGTTGTAATGCGCCGTGCGCACATCTGGTCGGTGTGACAGGCAATATTCATGCCAGCCCACGTTCTCGACAAGCGCCGGCCAGACCACGATGCGTATTGGGCTGAGCGCCGGCGCGGTATCTACAAGCCCGCGAGCGAGTATGGCCCCACCCAAACGCAATCCGGTTAAGCACTATTACCCTTACCTCAAGCACCTGCGCCAACTTTGCGAGGAGTTCGGCGTGGACCGCAAGAAACAATCCCCCTCTATTGTTTGGATGCTCGTTGACTGTCTTGCGCAACAGTACGCCATGCTCGACTACGCCATGAACTTTATCGTCGGCGAGCCGGGTACGCGCAGGGAAGCGGAGGCGTACTGCGCGAAACTCCACACCAAAATCCAGCGAACGATAAGCCAACTTGAGCGATACCGCCCCGAAAACACTGAAACCCCCAGCACGCAAAACGCCTACCAAAAGGCGGCGGCCCGCTTCGTCCAGGAAGCGCAAGGCTAAACGCCGAAAACGCCCCGGTCCCGAAAATCCCCACCTCACGTACTGGGGCGTCAAGCATGCCAGCAAATCCTATGACGAACTGACCCCGGAAGAGCGTGTGGAGTGCTGGTTTCATTTCCCGTCGTTCTGCCACTTTTTTCTCAAAATCTGGACGAAGCCTGATGCGAACAACGAGCGGCGGCTCGTTCCGCTCGATTGGAACTATGCGCAACGCACCTTCTGGCCGAAGCGCAAGCATCGCAATTGGCACCTCAAGTCGCGACAGGTCGGTTGGACGACCATCGAACTGGCCGAGGATTTCTGGATTGCCGTAACGCGCCCCGGCTCCAACGTGCAGGTGCTAACGCACTCGAAGGAACTGACCGAGGATATGCGCCTGCGCATCCGCACCTTCATCGACCACCTGCCCGACGAGTTCGCGCTGGAAGTCACGAAGGACAACCGGGACGGTTTCGAGTTCAAGGGGGTACCCGGAATCGGTCTCGCGCTGAGAAGCCGTATCGGGCTGCAGACGGTTTCGGGTAAGCATAAGGGTATCGGCAAGACCCTCTCGAAACTGCACATGACCGAGGTCGCGCGCTGGGATAATGTCACCGGCGGCGTCGGGCACTACATCGCCACGGCGATCCAGGCGCTTCCGAAAACCGTGCCGGTCACGATTGAGACGACCCCAAACGGCCTCGGCCACCCGTCGTACCAATTGTGGGTCAAGGCGGAGTCGGGGGAGAGCGGTTTTGAACCCATCTTCATGCCGTGGTGGTATGACGAGACCGCGGTCGCGGAGGTCGATGACGACTTCGCGGTGAAGGACGATAAGGAGGCGTGGCTCCTCAAGCAGGGCGCGACGCCGGGACATATCGCCTTCCGCCGCCTGTCTATCCGGGAAATGGCCTCGCGGCAGTACCCCGGTGAGGTCATCTTCAACCAGGAATACCCCTCCGACCCGCGCACGTGTTTCATCGCGGGCGGGCGCAGTGCGTTTCCCGCCGACCGGCTCGTCGAGCAGGAAGAGCATATCGACGTGGAACTGGCGCAGTGGCGCGCTGAAGGCCGCCGTTTCCCGCGTCAAGGGCGGCTGTACATGTCCGTGGACGGCATGCCGCTTTTCAACGAGTTGCCCGGTGGCGCGCTCACGCTATGGGAGTTGCCGCGCCCCGGTATGTCCTACATCATCGGCGCGGATGTCGGCAAGGGGCTTCCCACCGGCGATTTCTCGGCGGCCGAGGTGCTGTGCGCGGAGAGCCACGAGCAGGTCGGGGAACTTCACGAGCGCGTGCCGCCCAAGGAATTCGCATACCACCTGAACCTCCTCGGCAGGATGTACAATGAGGCGCTCCTGGCCGTCGAGCGCAACGACGTTGGCTTCAACGTCGTCGAGGAACTGTACGAGGAACTGGTTTACCCGAACCTCTACACGGCCAAGAAGACCCAAAAGGGCTACACGGAAGATTCCTACTCTTACGGCTGGCACTCGAACGCCACCACTCGCCCCATAGCCATCGCGGAAACCGCCGACCTGCTGTGGCAGCGAAGTATCCGTATCCGTTCCAAGGCGCTCATCGAGGAATTGCTCGCCTTTGTCGAGGACGAGAACGGCAAGTACCAGGCCCCGAAGGGCGCGTTTGACGACCTTGCGATGGCGTTTGTCATCGCTTGCTGGGTGATGACGCATGAGGCCGCCGTCCTACAGGCACCCTGGGTCGAAGGCGAAGAGCCGTGGGAAATCGAACGCATCAAGCAGGTCCTACAGCGCCAGCAGGCCGGCGAAGACATTTGGCAGGAGGACATTGACCCCGCCGTGGAGATGTTTCTGAGATGACGGACACCAAAGAACCGGAAATCCCGTTTGAAGCGCGCCTCGTGCTCAGCATGCGAAACAGTTACGCGGGCTTCATGGCGGAACAGCATACCAAGTGGAAAGCGCTGGAAAAGGTGCGCGAGGGGTCATACACGAACGACTACCGCCGCGTGCCGTGGAAAACGCGGTACCGTTCCCCGCAGGGCATCGTCCAACTCGAACACCAGAAGGCCATCGCCCTTAAGGCGTTGCCGGTGCCGCGAGCGATTTCCGACAGCGAGGCCGACATCGCGGAAGGCCTGACCGACATCGCGAATGCCGCGCTGGACTCCGTGGCCGCTGCGATAGACTATAACCGGCTTTGTGACGGCGTGATGGACGACGCACATGTTTACGGTGCCGCCGTGCTCAAGATTCTCGTGCGTCCGAACCAAGACCTCGATGTGCGCCTTGTCAACTTGCGCAACTTGTACCCCCACCCCCTCGCCGAGAGCCTTGCCGACTGCGAGGCTCTCGTCGAGGACATCATCCTCCCCCTCTCGGCAGCGTTGCGCCGTTGGCCCGACAAGCGCGCCGCGCTGTACAAGGCCGCGGCGCTTCGTTCCGAGGGGCCTGGGGCGGATAGCAAGGGGCAACAACTCTACCAGACGCCCAACGACTATGACAAGGCCGCCGAACACGCCGAGGTGACGCTGCCGCAGGCGCTGACCGTGCCCGTGCGTCTCCACGAGGCATGGTTCAGGACGGACGAGTCGCTTGAAGTCGTCGAGGAATTTTTCGAGCCGGGAGACACCAACAAGGACGGTACGCCGAAGCGCAACGTGCGCAAGAAGAAGCGCAAGAAGTATCCCGGCGGGCGGCACATCATCGTCACGTCGGAAGGCGACGTAATTCTTGACGAGCCGAACTACGACCCCGAGGGCCGCTTTCCATACGTTATGGTCGGCTGCTACTGGCGCCCGCACAAGTTTTGGCCCAAGGGCGATCTGGAGTTCATGGCCCCGACGATCATCCTGCTCGACGAGATGGTTTCAGCCATAGCGGACGCGGCCAAGCACCTGGCGTATCCCAGTTTTGCGGTCGATCCGCGCCGCGCCAAGGTGGACAGGTCGCTGCTCATCTATCGGCCCGGCCAGTGGATTCCGATACTCGATCCGAACCATTCGCTGCGGCCGATTGACGTGCCGCCGATGCACGATTCGGTTTACAACCTTATCCCGCTTCTGCGGGGCAACCTTCGCGTCGGCAGCGGCACCCCGGACGAATCACGCGGCGAACGGCCTCGCGGCGATGTTACCGGCAAGTCCATCGAGGCGATGGCGGCGCTGGCATCGATTCGCCCCGGTCTCAAGCATGCGAATTTCGAGCGCGCAATGGCCGAACTCTTCCAGCGGCTTTTCGCGTACATGCAGAAGTACTGGACGCGCCCGCGCAAACTCGTGGTCAATCCGCAAGCCAACGACATCGCCATGCGGCGCATCATGCAAGACCCGCCGCCGACTACCACACCGAACCCGATCTCGCACAAAGTCCTGTGGTGGCAGCCCGACGCGATGCGGAACTCGCAGGTGCGTATCATAGTCGAGCCGGGAAGCGGCGCGCCAGAAGACCCGGAAATGGAATACCAGGCGCTCCTGTCCCTTGTCGAATTACTGGCAACACTCGACAGCAATCCGGCGCTTCTCGGTGCGCAGGAAATCATACCGAAGTCATATCTCATTTCCCACTCCCCGTTGCGCAACAAGGCCATGATTATGCGGCGCGCGTACCGGCAGGAGTTCAGGCGTGCGCGTGAGCAGGGCGTGCAGGAAGGCATGGCCGAGGCGCTGCGCAATATGTCCGCGCAAGACCTTCAGGCATTTTTGTATCAGCAGGCTGCGGGGAACGGTTCCCCGCAATCATAACCCCATGACCACCCGCTGCGGAATCCGAACAACCGGCCGGACTCGGACGACCCTCAGGCGGAGTCAGGAGGTGCAACGTGAGTGAAGAGACACAGGGTGAAGGGCAACTCGTTGAGGTGGAACTCGTCACCGGCGAAAAGGTGAAAGTCGCACCGGAACACGCGGAAACCGTCAAGGCCCACGCATTCCGACAAGCGGACTACACCCGCAAGACCCAGCAATTGGCGCAAGAGCGGCAGCAACTCGCGGAAGAGAAGGCTCGGCTCGCAGACGTGCAGGCAAGACTCAACATCATCGACCGGAATCCGGGCCTGAAAGCACAATTCGAGCAGGCCTTCCGGAATCCGTGGACACCTGTCGCACCGCAAACCAGCGGCGAGGACGACCCGTTCGGCGCACCCGCGCAGGACGACGCACTCGCCAAGAAGATTGCCCAACTCGAAGGCTATGTCGGCAATCTCAGCCAACAGTTGACCGAGGAGAAACGGCAATCCATGCGGTTTGCGTTGCAGGCGGAACTGAGCAACCAGTTCGGAACGAAGCCTTATGTGGATATGGAGCAATGCCTTGTCTATGCTGAGGCGAATCCCGGGCTGTGGCACATGTCCGCCGACAAGATGGCGAAGGCCATCGTGACGCAACTCTACGCCGACGCATACGCTGAGGATTTGCGTAACGAGGGACGCGCTGAAATCCAGCGCGAACTTGAGAAACAACGCCAGGAAGAGGCGGAACAAGAACGCCTCGCGGCGAACACTCCATCACAGATGACCATGCCCGACGGTGAAGTCATCCCGCCGGTTACGGAAATCCTGCGCTTGCAGAACGGGAGCGAGGAAGACCGGCGCAAGGCACGTGCTTACCTTGAGCGCATCGACGCCCTCGAAAAGGCGGCGGGCGAAGCGCGGGAAGCGCAATTGCGGAGGATGGCCATCGGCTCTGTGTAAGAGCAGGAGTCTAAAGGATGGCACTTTCCGACCTTGCGTTCCTTAGTCATGGCGCAGCGAGCGTTTCCGCGAACTACGCTATGGCATGGGCGCGGGAACTGCTCTTCGATGCCGAGGCGCAGACGTTTTTTGTCGCGCAGGATTCGGCGACGCTCGGGCGGCCGGGCGGACAGCAGTACGGCCAGGCCGCCGTCGTCAATTTTACCCGCGACATAAAGCGTATCCGCGGCGACAGCGTGCAGATAAACCAGGTCGGCAACCTCAAGGGCAGGCCGACTTCAGGCGTACTGCGCGGCAACGAAGAGAACATTGCGTACAACTACATGACCATCGCGACCACGCGCAAGCGTAAGGCGATTGGTTATGAACGGTACGCCCAGGAGAAGTCGTTCTGGGATTGGCGCGCCACGGGGCGGAAGTTGCTCGCCCAGTGGCTTGCCCGTCAGCAGGACAAGCAGGTCTTTGACGCCATGATAAGCGGTACCAGCGTGATTTACGCCAACAGCGTAGACTCCCCCGCGTCCGCCTCTGTCATGGGCATGGCTTCGGGCGGCCTTGTCGTCAGCGATCTGTCGAAAGCCGGGAAGATTTTCACCGCACGCAACGCCAAGCCGCTTGGCTTCGGCGGGCGTGACGGTGTGCAGATTCCGGGCTATGCGGTAGTAATGCCTCCCGACCAGTATGCCGATGTGATGGACGAGACGTCCATGAAGTCGGCGTTTCAACTGGCCTGGGAACCGGGCGCGAACCACCCGTTGCGTCACGGCGCCATGACCAGGTACAAAAATCTCTGGATTTTCCAACTTGGCGGCGACCTGTGGACGGGTGGCAGCCCGTTGCAGCCGCGTTGCAAACTGTACACGGACTGCAGCACCTCGACCGGCGTAGGCACGATTTTCGTCTCGACGTCGGGTTCGGCGGCTGCGCCCACGCAGTACTTCCCGTCCAGCGGGTACTTGCTGATGTATGACCCGGGCGGATCGAAGTACGAGCGTATCCACTACACGGCCAAGGACGATTACTCTTTTACCCTGACCTCCAAACGTGCGGCAGCCACACGCACCTCACACACCGCCGCGACGACCATCGTGGCGTACGAGATAGCACGTGTTGTCGCGTTTGGCGCGGAGGTCGTGGCGAAGGTGTCGCTTGTTGACCCGATGTGGATTTACGAAGACCAGGACTACCGGGAAAGGCTGGGCATGGGTCTCCGGTGGATAGACGGTTTCAAGAAAATCGACGATACGCTGGACAAAACGCCCGGCATCCTGGTCTTCGGCGCATGCCACGACAGAACAATCGAGATTATCTAATCTCGACATCCCGTGCGGTTCGGGGGCGGGTTCGCCCGCCCCTGGCCCGCACATTTCACGGGAGTACATGTCTTGACGGTTGCGGTTGATGAACTGCTCGACAACCCCGATGCGGCCGTCCGGAAATGGTTGCAAGCGGGCTTCAGGCCGGTGCAGGTCAACACCCTGCCCGACGGCGGGCGGGCTATTGGCTGGGACATCCACGACTATATCGCGACCAGGGGCCGTGCCCCGGAACTACCGTCTGTCGCGGAAACCCCGCTGGCGGCTTTCGCGGGCAGCCCTTGGCGCACACCCAATAATATTGCGTTCATCATCGTGTCCGGCAAGGCGCAGGGACAGGCGATAGAGATTTCGCGCGACCTGCTCGCACCCGCCAAACTTGCGGCGCGGGAACTCGGTACGCTGGCGGGAAGCGATATTCGCGAGCGCATCTGGTACAACAACATGATAGAGAATCGCCCGTACATCGAGAGCGGCGAGTGCATACAGCGCAACCGGTTTAAGGGGCGGCCCGTCATTATCGCCGGCGCGGGGCCATCACTCGAAAAGCAGGTCGATATGATCAATGAATGCAACGTGCCGGTGATTATGACCAACCGCGCCGTCAAAGTCCTGAAGCCGAAACAGGGCTTTTATATGTCCATCGACTTCAAGGGCGAAACTGCGTGGTACGGCGATATTGACGTCGAGAACATCGAGGCCATTTTCGATACTGTGACTGCCGCGCGTTCCGTGGTGCAACCGTGGAAACGGCGCAGGTGGTTTCGCCAGACCTACGCGACGGGGCTGGCGAACAAGACCTCCGCCGAGTGGTATCCGCGTCTGCCGCTTCTCGACCCCGGCCATTGTGTCGCGTACGCGGCCTTGGGCCTCGCGCTTTGGTGGGGCGCCGACCCCATCATCCTCGTAGGGCAGGACTTTTCCTTCGGCACGAACATGACCATGCACGCCGGCGAGGGGCCGAATTCCGTCGTTTCGAACCACGATCCCCGGCCTGTGCAGGACATCTACGGCGGCATGACGATCACGGACAAACTCTTTTTCGGGGCGGCCCGGCACGTCATGGCTTCGATTATGCTGTCGAGCGTGTACGGCGGCATGTGGTCGCGCCATGTGCCGCGCTTCATCAACTGCACCGAGGGCGGTATTCTCGCGATTCCCAATATCGCGCCCCTTGCCGAAACGCTTGAGCGTTGTGAAACCGACCTTCCGTCCGTGCAGGGCACATCCGTGCCCGCGTACACTTTCAAACCGCGCGCCAACAAGGCGAAACGTCGCGCGCGTGGGGGCGCACCCGCAGGATACGCCATGCGCCTACTTGACCCGAAACTTCGCAGGGCGGTGTGTAAGCCCGATTCGTACTGGTCAACCGAGTACTACGGCCCCAAAAACCCCGACAAACTCGACCCCGGCGTCGTGTTCGTCAAGCACCCCGGCACCGGGCGCGAAATGATGATGTCGAAGGATGTGTATGAGCGGTTGGTGGCGGAAGGGAAAGCGCCGGATGTTGCGGAATGAACTTCAAGTCATGGCAGATGGTAAGTTCGTCGGGGTGGCTGACCAAGGCGTATACCTACGGCGTCGATGTCCTGCAGTACGGGTACGCTGACCGCTACACCTCCGGGGGTTTGCCGTATTTTGCGTCGCGCGTCCAAACGGATGCGGCGCTGGCGTCCGCCATCGGCGCTGACCTGCATCTGTACGTTACCACTTACGGCACGCATCCCGTAACGACCGCGATGTTCGCGTCGGTCGGCACGTGGCCGTCGAACGTCACGGCCATCATGTTCGACTCGGAACTTTCGCCCCCGCGTGCATCGGGCTACTACGACGCCATGCTCGCGTCGGTGCCGTCGCGCATCAGCATCATCGCGCCCGAACCGTATCCCGATTTTTCGTCCTACGAGGCTTACACACACGGGCGCACCGTCGAATCGCAGGTGTGGCGGCGCGTGGATGGGTACGGCAATTCGACCGCGTGCAGGCGCGTTACGGACTTGCCCGCCACGGTGTACGTCAACAACCGTCTGTATGGCAACACGCTTTGGTGCGGGCCGCAGGTATATTCGACCGCGTTGGGCGGCCCGGCCCCGCCGGGGCTGCTCAAGGCGGGGCTACTGCTGGTCGCGCAGGCTTCCGTCGGCCAGGCCCACGGCGTGCATTGGGGCCTTGATGACCCGTCCATAGGCGAGGAGACCTGGGCCGCGCTCAAGGCCGCTTACGACGCGGTGGACGCCATCGACTGGACGGACTTGACGCCAGAGCCGGCCAAGGTGGGTGTCCTGTGCTATCCGTGCTTTTCGGTCGGCGCGGAGCGCAACAGCGGGTATCGCTTCGCGTGGGAGATGGCGATTCGCGCCAATATCCCCTGCGAAGCCATCATCGGGGCCGACTGCACCGACGCCAACCTCGCGCAGTACGACGCGCTTCTCGTGCCCCGCCTGAACACCGCGACCCTGGCGACCCTCAGCACCACCGCCCAGGCCGCGCTTCAGACCTTCGCGGCGACCAAGCCGGTGCTATGCGAATGCGCGGACGGCTCCGAATACGGCGGGGGCGCGCAACCCACCATCCCCGCGTGGGCCACCCCCCTGCTCTCTTCGCGCGCGCACGTGACGCCGCCGTCGTGGTACCCGTCGTTTCACGAATCGCGCGGGTACGAATACGACGCGGGTGTGCATTACAACGCGCGCATGGCCGCGCTCGTCGCGGACTACCGCGCAAAAACCGGCTGCACGGCCATCAGCACCACGCTCGACCATATCGTGCGCCGCTATCGCCGCGGCAGCACGGGATGCTGGGTGGTGTTTACGGTGCACGCCGCCACGGGCGAGTACGAGTGGGACGAAATCACGCCCGCAACGGTGACAACAAGCGCAACAACGGTTACGACAGGAGTAACGGCAGTGGGGCTTGAAGCGACAATTTGGCACGATGAGCCTCCAGGCTTGATTTACCGCTTCGACGAGGATTTCCAGTTCGATGTCGGTAAACAGTGGGACGGTGAGGACACCATCTGGTACGACGAAGAGGACACGTAATGGCTATTCCAAGTTCGTATGCTATCGCGCTTCGGGAAAACGCGACAAGCGAGAAGATGAACACCATCATATCGTGGCTCTACGCCGCGATAGAAAATGTGGACGCCAAGACAGCCGACGCTTGGCTGCTCGGTGCGGCCCACTCTTTCGCGGGCACCACGATACAGGATGCGCTCAACGAAAACTACTCCGCGATTGCAGCCGGCCTTACCGTCGGAAGCGGCACCCCGGAAGCCATGTGGTGCGTCAACACCGACGTAACGGGCACGCCGACGCAAAACAGCGGGTTCGGTGTCGAGCGCGGCACCTCGCCCAACGTCGCCATTCGCTGGAACGAAACCGGCGATTACTGGGAGATGCACAACGGTGCCGCCTATGAGCGCGTGGTCGGCACCTCTAACGCCGAATCGCTTATCGGCGGAATGATGGTACAGCCGTTCGACACGGTGTACAACGCATCCCTCTTCAACCCGCACGAATTATCGACCTCCAGCGCGACGAACGTGGCCTGGATAGCCACGAGCGACCCGACGTACCACTTCCCCACGCGGCGGCTTTACAGTTCGCAGACTTCGCTCAACTACTATTGTTTCGACCTGCTCATCAGACTCCCGACGGAATTCGCGGACTGGAAGTCGGCAACCGCCGCCGTCCTGTATTACCGCACGGAGACCGTCGCCGATTCGCAGAACCACCTCGACATCAGCATCCGGCACAAGGACGACATCCTCGCCTCCGGCACGTCGTGTTCCAGCGCCACGCGCACGAACCAGGTGGCCACCGCAAGCGGAACATGGACGATCCTGGCGCTGGACAAGTCTGACCTGACGAATGCCGGAAGTGTGTCGTGGGCCGCAGGCGATTTCTTGCATATCGACATCAAGATGGAGTCGAAATCCTCGAAGTACTGCGAATTCGGCCCGCTCGTGTTATTCGGAGAACGGACGTGATAAAGCGCCTCAGCACGAAGGGCCTTGACCTCGGCAAGACCTTTATCGCCTTTTCGCACCGTAGCGATGAGGCGACACTGAATACCGCCTTGCGTCTCGTTTCGCCGGTGGGTAAGGCGCTTCATATTCACAAGAACGACGCCGGGGAAATCGACGCCGTGTGCCTCGGCAAGCCCCCGCACGACGAATGGTGGAAAGGAACGCCAGATGGCGACGACCTACGGGTCAACAACGTGTGACGGCAGCGGTACGTTTACGGGCCTCAACACGGGCGGCGATGGTTTGGTCGGGTTCGATAGTTCCAACCAGCAGGAAGGCGTGGCCTGCCTGTATACCGAGATGAACGGCACGGCGGGCTACGCCTATGCGTACCTCGACCTCTCGACGCCTATTGGCAACGGGGACTACTTTCATATCGGTGGCTGGCTTTGGTTTGCACGCGACTGGGATTTCGAGACTCCGCACAGCGAGCATATCGAGGGTTCCACAAGCGTACCGGCCATCGAGTTGTATAGCACGGGCAGTATAAAGCAGATACGCCTGATGTGCCGTCCCAGCCAACCCGCTCCCAGCCGCCATTATTGGTTGATACACTCGAATATAGGCAATAATATTGACATCTTCGACGCCGGTTGGCATTACGGCGCATGGTACTACATCGACATCTACGGTTACGTGGACAACACCGCCGGATGGGTACAGGTGTGGGAAAACGGCATCAAGCGGGCCGAAATTGCAGGCATCGACACGTACTCCGGCAGCGACTGGGACCGTCTGATACTCGGCGCGTCGTATGAAAACAGCGCGGGCACGGATATATGCTTCGTGTTTGATGACTTTGTGGTCAATGACGACGCATCGCCGAGCCCGCCCGCCGGATATGGCGGCACCTACGGTTCGCCCGGTAACCACAACATCATCGCCCCTTTCTATCACGATGGGCGGCACTGTCGCGGTGTCGTCAACAGCCACTGGCCGACAGTTCTTGAATGGAAGCACTGAGGACACTCCCATGCTCGTCTCGACCATGATAGACAAGATTATCCGCATGACCAATCTGCCCGCCACCGACATCCTCGGCGACAAGCGCGCGGTCATCATGGACTACATTAGCGGCGTTCAGCAGGAATGGGCCGAGCGCACGGGTCGGTTCACGAAGAAAGCCTACACCACCACGCGCGCTTCGGGTGGTGAACGCGCGCAAGGCGAATACAACCTCGTGCGACAGCCTGGCGCAACCACCGGCGGCCTGCCCTATGGTCTGATTGCCGTACGCGGCGTGACCTGGAATAACCAGATGCTGGAACCCGCAGTGTGGGCTTCTGAGAAAATCCGCAAGGAAATCCACGACGGCGCGTATTACGACGACCCGAAGTTCTACTGGGTCGAAAACAACGTCCTGCACCTCTGGCCGATACCCAAGACCGCCAAGACCCTATGGGTGATTTACAGCGCTAAGCCCAACGACATCGAGTCGGAAAGCGAGTACATCGTCATACCGGAAACCACCACGCTCTTTTACGGCGTATGCTCCCTGCTCTACGCGCAACTCAAGGACACGGAAAACCACTTCGCTTTCAAACAACTCTACGAAAAGCGCATCAGGGAACAGACGCAACCCGTCGTCAGCCAAGGGGCAATCGCGCCATACGCCGACATCGACAACCCCAACGCGGCGCTGGGCAGCGAACTCGGCACCTTCTTCGGAGTCTGATATGGCTGTCCAGGAAGGCATTCTCCCGCTCAACCGGTTTTTCGGCGTTGACCGCTCCACCCCCGACCATGACCTTGCCGACGGTTGGCTGCGCACCAAGTGCAACTTCTCGACCGAAGACCGAGGCGCGCTCACCAAGTCGCGCGGCGCGATTCACGTCACCACCGTATCCGCAACTGCCATCGGCGACATTCAGCAAATCTACCGCTATTACTACGGTACGACGGGCAAGCAATGGCTCGTCCAGGCAGGCACGTCGGTTTACCAGGTCGCCTCGAACAATTTCGCGGCCATCGGGAGCGGCTATCACGCCACGCGCACGCGCAACTTTTGGGTTTTCGACGGCATCTGCTTTTCCGTCAACGACTACGACCCCATGCAGCACTACCACGGCAGCGATACGATGACCGCCGCGACCTATTCCACACCGTCTTCGCCCGTGGTCGCGACCGGAAGCGCGGGGGCGCTGACGGGCCAGTATGCATACAAACTGGCGTATCGCTACACGCACGACACCTATAACGCCGGACCAACATCAACGGTCTTGACGCTTTCATCGCACAAGGCCAACATCACCATCCCGGCAACCACCTCGCCGATTCTTGGCGTTGAAATATACAGGACGCGCGATTTGTCCACCGCGCCCGGTACGGCGGCGCAACTCTACTACATCGCATACGTGTCGGGCACGGCCTCGTCCACTTACGTCGATAATGCCACCGACGCGACGCTGGTAATCGACGCAAGCCAACTCGCCGCGTCCACCAAGATGAACGCGCCCACCTGCCAGTACGGGTGCTTCGCGCAACGGCGCAATATCGTCGGGGGCGGCACGGTGCATCCCGACCGGTTCTACGCCTCCGAGTTCGACAAGCCCTACACGTTTTACCCCATGAACTATTACCGCGTCGATGACGATATCACCGGCATCGGCGAACGCACCGGCGATATTTACATCTTCCAGCGCGCCTCCATCGCCAGGCTGTCGGGCATAATCGGCGTGAACGAAACGCTCAAGCGCAACATCACGCCCGGTATCGGCGCCATCGCCCCGCGCGCGATATGTTTCACCGATTACGGCGTGTTCTTTCTTGCCAACGACCGCACCGTGCGCCTCTTCGACGGGTACAGCGCGCAGTCGATTTCCGAACCGGTCAAGGACTACCTGGAAAGCGCCCTCGCGACGTACCTGCCGTCCGCGACGGCCGTTTTCGTTGACAACAAGTACAAACTGTGGTTCTCTGTCACCGGCGCATCGCACACCTGTTGCGTGGTCTATGACGTTGCGGCCAAACAGTGGTACACCGAGTACGGGTATTTCCCTGTGGCCGCGGACGTGGCCGACAAGGGCGGCGATCGTGGCGAGGTGTATTTCTCGTACGGGGGACAGGTGTACCAGGCCGAAACGGGCAACTGTATCTACATCATGAGTTCGCTTGCTTCGGGCACCGCCACCATGTCGCAGTATTCCATATCCGCCACGGCGCTCTCTAAGGTTTACGACATGGGCATCCCCGGCAAGACCAAGCAGATTCGCAAAATCGAGGCGACGTGGACGGGCGGCAACGGCACCGAAATCATGGAAATCATCGCCGACCGCGGCCTGCGGCGCATCACGGTGACCCTGCCCAGCGACACCACGGATTACGTGTGGGGATCGTCCGGCTCTGCGGGCACCGCTTCCGTCGGCGTGTGGGCCAACTCGTACGCCGATGACTACGCGATTTGCTGGGGGCGCGACTCGGGCGAACCGCAACAGGAATATATCGGCATACCCGGCGGCATCTCGGGCAAACTCTTTCAGTTCAAAATAACCGCCACCGGCACTTCCGAATTCTCCCTCAAACAACTTCGCATCTACTACTGGCATTACGAGGTATAGCATGGCCACCACGTATTCCTATACTCCGGTAGTCGCGGGCAACAAAATCATCGTTGATGACGTGAACGTGCCCTTCGCGACCATCTTCGCCGCGCTCAATTCCTTCGACGGTGGGAACATCCAGTCCAACTCGATTTCCGGGGATGCGCTCCGGGCGGGCACTGTCGCGGGCAGTAAACTCACCGACGCCTCGGTGCCGGGCACGAAATTGCAGAACGCCACCATTGCGGGCACCAAACTTATCGCGGGCACGGTGGACACCACGCAAATCGCCGACTACGCCATCGAAACCAGCAAACTGGGCACCGCCGCCGTCACCGCCATCAAACTGGCAACGGGTTTCGGGCGCATCAAGGTCAGCACCTTCACCGGCGACGGCGCGGGCACCCAGGCGATTACGGGCGTCGGGTTTCAGCCGATTTTCCTGGCTGTCCTGTCGCTGGGCACGGGCTACCTGTACATCAAGACCGGGGACATGGCGGGCGGCGACGCCAAGAACGTGACGGCGAACAATACCGCGTCCAACGTGCTCGTCTCGCTTGACGCGGACGGGTTTACCGTGGGCCTAGTGGCATCCCACATGAACGTGGCGGGCACGACCTATTACTATCTTGCGCTCGGCTCGACATAATGCTCGGCAAGGCCTATGACCCCGACGCGGTACAGACCGCGATTGATGAGCGGCGCGATTTCGCGCTCGCGAATCTCACCGACCGCATACTGACCATCACGTCACCCGCAAGCGCCGCGCAGGAATTCAAGGTTGCGCACGGCCTCGATGCGCCACCCGTGTACTGGCTCGTGATATGGCAGAACAAGGCGGGAAGCGTGTACGCGGGAGACCGCGCTGCCGACAGAACCTACGCATACCTCAAGACCGACGCGGCGGCGTTGACATTCAAAATCATCTTCTTCGGTAAGTGAGGATACGACTATGGGACTTGGAGTTGGTGCAGGCTTGGCAATCGCCGGAGGGCTTTCTGGCCTCGGCTCCGTGCTCGGTGGGCTGGCCTCTTCGACGGGCGATTATGAAATGTTCCCTCCCCCGCTTGGATGGCGCGCACGCCGGCAATGGATGGGGCCGCTTGCCAGTCAACTCGGCAAACTCGCAATGGGCGAAGGCGGCTTCGGCAAGGGCTACATGGGCCGCGCATTCCAGCAGGCACATTCCATGCTTGCCCCCGCGATGCGCGAGGCCAACAAGTCGCTGAATTTCGCGCAGATGCGGCGGGGGATTTACGACAGCGGCGTCGCGCAACAGCAACAGGCCGCACTGCAGGGCGGGTTTCTCAATGCGCTTTCGCGCAGTGCGATGGATATTGTCCTTCAGAACGAAGTCCGGCGGCGCATGGAGATGATGCAAGCGATGCAGATGCTCATGGGCGGCATTACCCCCGGCGGCACCGTGCAGACACCTGGCGGCATGAGCGATGCGGGCGTCATCGCGCAGGGCACGCTGGGTACGCTGGGCGATATGATGGCGCTGTACTCGCTGGGCAATATGTTCGGCGGGGCCAACGTAGGAGGCGATAGGTACGGGGCGGCCAATCCGATGCGGACGTTTGGGCCTGGTCTCGGCCCACAGTATGCCAACTATGGTGCGGTAGGCGGGTGATAAAATGCCACATCCCGTAGAACCACGGCCTGTCGATATAGGCCGCTATGTCGGATACATGACCACGGTTATGCAATTGCGGCAGGCTCGCGAACAATTTGAATTCGCAAAGCAGCGCGCAGCGGAACAGTCCGCGCTCGACTGGATGCGTATGCAGAACGCGCGGACTGCGCTCGAAATACAACAGGCCAATCTCGCTTTACGGCAACGCGAATTGGGGCAACGCCAGGCGGAGTTCCAGGCCGAGGCCCCACAACGCAAGGCCCAACTCCAATACACGCAAGCCCAAACCGCCAAGACGCAAGAGGCCATCGAGAATGAGCAGGAAATGGACGCGCTGCGTCCCGTACCCGAGGATTTACTTGACTATATCCACAGGGTTGGGGGCGCCGTCGAGAGCAATTATGAGCGCCAATATCCCGCCCTGCCGGGCGCACGGGGCGCGCACACTCTCGTGCATCGCGCCCGCAAGGAGGACATCATCAAGGCGCTGGATGAGCGCCATCGCGACAAGCAACTTGCCTTGCGGGAAGGCGCGGCGGAGGAGAAAGGCCCTGCGCTGACAGCGCTGCAAAATGCGCAGTCGTATTTCGGGCAATATGCCGCCGCCGCTCGCCCGAAGGTGATGGAACACTTGGGCGAATTTGATGCCGCGCACCCCGAGGAATTCCACCGGCGTGTCCTCGATGCCGCCCAGTGGTACATGGACAACTACACCCGCAACGCCACGGCCGCAGGCGTTGATATGATACCCGACGCCTTCAAGGAATACATCGAGGAAATCCGCACCCTGTATCCGGCCTACTACGGCTGGGTGCGCCAGCAATCCGGCGCCAAGGACCCCATGACCGTGCTCGCGGAGACGATTGCCGCGCGGGTCGCCAATGAGTAAGTTCACCTTCACGCCGTTCGCCAGTGCCCCCGTCGCCGAATTCACCTTTACCGATTTCGGCGATACCGGGGGTTTTGTGTTTTCGGACTTGCCCTCAACGTATAAGAGCCCCCCGTCCCCTGCCGCTGCCATTTGGCAAAAGGCGGTCGCGGAATCCCCCACCGTGCCCATGAGCGAAGCCCAGGCACGGCACGCCGCGCCGATGTTGCCTGACGAACAGGCCGAGGGGGTAGCGACGGGGCGTGAAGCACTCGAAAAGTTGTACTTCTGGACGTTCAAGCAGGTTTTTCCGCAGCAAGCCCGCCGCGTCGAGGAAATCGCCGATGACCCGTCTGTCCTGCTCCAGCCGTGGAAGCGTGCGGCGGAAAACATGCGCGCGCGTGGGCGCAAGCCGATTTGGGAGCCGGGCCTGGACTGGGGCGCAATGGGCAACTGGCTCTGGCAGGGCGGCAAGGCCGTCTTGTCTACCTTTGGCGAAAACATCGGCCCGATACTCAAAGACGTGAATATCCCCGCGCGCGTGCTCGGCCCCATCGTCGAAGCCGTCGCGCAAACCGAAGAGCACGCACCGTACAGCAGCCCCGCGAACGAAGTGCTCTTGATGCTGCAGAAATCGCCGGAAATCGCAAAGAAGGCGTGGGAGATATTCGTCGATGTGCAACTCAAGGACGGTGACGCCGACCTCGTGAAACAGGCCGTGGCCGCATACGTGGACAAGGGTGTCATTGAACCGGACAACGCGGGTTACCTTGCGGCGTTCTTCGGGGTCTTCTCCAATCCCGTCATCATGCACTCGGTGCTTACGCGCGATCTTCCCGCGCTCGAACAGGCCATCAAGCGCCGGTTCCCGAACGCGATGGCCAAGATGCAGGCGCGCGCCTCGCTCATCGAAAAAGGCGTTGACCTCGACAGCGGGTTTTCCATCCGCGCCGCGCTTTCCGGATGGCGAGGCAAACTGTCGCGCGGCGAACGCGCGTTCCTGAAATCGGAACTCGCCAAGTGGCAGGGCCGGTTCGGTATGGGCGTCAAAGGTCGCGGCTTTGAAATGATCGATGCGAACCGCTGGCAGGTCGAAAACGAAGCCCGCTGGTTGCAGGCGAAACAACCGCGCGGCATGAGCGGTGTGGCGGGCTTCCCACACGAACGTCCGCCCCTTATGTCAGCCAGGCCGTTGATCAATATCGAGCGGCCTGCGCCACCGGAGATCCTGCCGGTGTCTGTGATTAAACAGGCCGCGCCGACTCCCGTACCCGCCACCCAATTCGAGCAGCCAGCGTGGTTTCAGCCGACGGGCCTCGTCGGCCCCGCCAAGGACATCATGGGGGCGGAGATTGTCGATGCTCTTGCCGTTACCGCCGAAGCGGACATGCTCGTAACGCGCGTGCCCCCCGTACCGGCAACGCTGGCGGAAACTCCCGGCGCGCCAGCCGCCCCTGAGGCAGATATTGAGGGGAAGCAACCGTGGGAGATGACGCGCGACGAGTTTCGCGCGTACTGTAGGCAGTCGCTCGCCGAGCGGGACTTGCCAGGTGCGCCAAACCAGGCAACAGCCGAAGCACACATTGCGAAACAATTAGAAGCATTTGATGTGGGCGCAATGGATGATACCGTATGGCGATATCGTCGGGAACACATTCAACGTGCTCTCGCAGAAGGTAAACCCGTGCCTGCTGAAGTACTCGCGGATTATCCAGACTTGGCGCACGGGGCCGAAGCCGAAGCGCCGGAGTCACCGACCGCACAGCGCGTGATTGCGGATGCCGAGGCCCACCTCAAGGCCCTCGACACGGCCGTCGCTAACGGCGAACACCTGCCCGCCCCGCCCGATTACCCTGATGACGAGCGCGCACCGGAACTCCCCGTCAAGTACGTCACAGTGCAACCGACCGAAGAGGGCGTCACCGCACGGCTTGCAAACATTGGGCCGGGCATTATCCGCAATCCGGTCGTCACGGATATCGTCAAGGAGACCGGTGCAGACCTGTACATCGAACGCACGCGCAACCACGACAATCTCTACATCGTCAAGGAGGGCAAAATTGTCGCGGGCCTGCGGCGCGGTATGCGGGGATGGCGGCCCCGCATCGCCGGGCCGAATTACAAGGACGTGGCCGGGCAAACCTTTGCCATCGAGGGGATAGCCCCGGCGCGCGAAACGGACGGTGAGGCCATTGATGAACTCATGGCCGACTTGGCGTCAATGAAAATCCGCGACCTCGACGACGAGGTGACGAAGTTCTATGCGGGCCTACCGCCCGCAAGCGAACTGTGGGATGCCAAAACCGAATTCGTCAACTGGCTTGCGGGCATGGTGCCCCCCAACGGCTTGCGCACCAGAAGTGATATTGCCAACATGCAGATAGGTGCGCTCATGGGCGACATCTTCGGCGTACTGAACAAGCATGAGTTCATGGCCGCGCGCGCACGCGACTACTGGGTTGGACAGTCCGAGCGGCTCCGCCACTATCTCAAACACCCGGCCCGGCTGAAGGGCAAACTCGCAAATATCTGGCGGGATACGCCGCTTACGGACGATGTGCGCATGGAGGTCTATCGCGGCGTCGAAGACCCCGACGCCCGCGACCTATCGGAATGGCAGCGCAAGGAAGCACGCAAATTCGCCGAACGCATGAACCGCTACTTCGAGATGGCGGTTGACGCCGGCCTCATGGACAGCGATTGGTTTCGCGACAATTACTTCTCACACGTCATTGTCGGCTGGTCGCATGAACCGGGCGGTGAACCCATGCCCGCCAAGGAGTACGGGCGATACGCGCCGGGCTGGAAGAAAAAACAATTCTTTCAGCACCGCCGCCGTTTTGCCGGCACCATCGAAGAACTCGAAACGAACGGCGTCGAGCACACCGCCCCTGACGGCTCCTCCAAAACGCTGTACCCCATCTTCGTGAAAGACCCCGCCATCATCGAGCCGCTGTACGTGATGGCCCTGGGCCGCGGTATCGCCATGCAGTCGGTGATGAGCGGGCTGTACGGCCTGCCCACCGCGACAGGCTACAACGGCGTGGTGAACAAAAACGTCTTTGCGTCCATGCCGGAAAACACGCGCGAGAAATATCGGCGGCTGGATATCGCTGGCTTGAGCAAGTGGCGCGTCATCGACAAGGAGCGCGATGCGGACGGCACGGTGCGCCTCATCAAACTCGCCGAACAGGAACTCTACATCAACAAGGAACTCTATGAGCCCCTCGCCCAACTTGCCAACGTGCCGATAGACGAGCCGCTGCCGATTGTGGGCAAGATATGGGGCAAGTTGGCCGCGCTTGCCAAGCGTGCCACGCTTTTCCTGACCCCCGTCCATTTTGCCACGCTTCTCTCGTATGCGCTCGTCGCGCCCAGCGGCTTCATGTTGCACCCGTTGCAGGTCGCCAATACGCTGGGTGAATTCGGCTCGCTGTGGGAGCGCGACGATCCGGAACTCGTTGAAGCCGTCAACGCCGGCCTTCCCCTCCCCCAACTCGGTAACGCGGAAACGGAAATCCGTCGCGGGCTGATGCAGGCCGCCAATTTCAAGCAGGCCGCCGGTGTCATCTCGCAAGCCTTCAGGCGCTTTACCGAGACATGGGTTGGCAAGGGGCTGTATAACACGTGGCGCACGCTCAAACTCCCGCTTGACGCCTGGGATTTCGTGCTTTTCGACCGCCTCCTCGGCTCCGCCACGTGGGAAAATTACAAGTACGCCCGCGATTTCTATCTCGACAAAGGCTATGACCGCAAGACCGCCGTGCGCATGGCCGTCGAGGAGGCGTCCACCTTCATGGGCGCGTTACAGAAGGTAATGACCTCGCGCAAAGGCAATTATTGGGCACGCCGCGCCTTTCTCGCGTCGTCCTTCCGCCGCGCCAATATCGACACGCTTGTCAAGGCTATCAGCGGCAAGGGCTATGGCTGGAAGTTTCGGCCGGTGCAGGGCGCGGGCGGAACTGGCGAGGGCGGCGGCATGCGTCGCGAACCCACCGAACTACGCAAGTTGCAGAACCAGGTCGCGCGCCGCGCAATGGCGAAAATCCTCAAGGGCATCCTGTGGGCCATTATCGCAGCCGACATCCAAACCCTCGCCCATTACATGATGCGCTGGCGCGAAGAGGGCAAGCGACCCGACCCGAAGTACCTGTGGGACGCCCTCAAGCGCAACGCGCTGACGGGAGGCATCCACGTCTATACCACCGACTTCGACCGCGCCGGACGCGGCCTGCGGCATGTCAACGTGGTCTTCCGGCCCATGACGGAACCCATCCGCTGGATGATTCGCTTCGGGCAACAGGCCGTCAGCATTCTCAACCCATTCACGCGGGCGGCCGCCCAGTTGGCGGGCAACATTTTGGGTATCTCGCCTTCCGTTGACCCCAACCTGCCACCCAAGCGCCGCGCCATAGAAATGGCGAAGGAATTCCTTCGCAACACGACCTTCTACGGGCGCATGCCCTACGAACTCGGCGGCTCGAAAATCCCCCGCACGCCCAAAGAGCATTTCCTCATATGGGCGGGCATATATCCCAGCGCCTACGAGCCGCACAAGGCACTGCTCGACCCCTTGCGCGAAAAAGAGGCCCTGCTCGCCGCCGACCGCGCCGATGCGAGGCTTCGCGCATGGCGGCGGTGGTTGGAGGGCGATGACGCGGAAGCCATGAAACTGTTGCTGGCACAGTATCCGCCCAAGCGCGCCGCAGAAATCATGCGGGACTTCGGCAAGATGAGCCGCACGTGGTGGGCCTTCAGGCAGTTGCCCGCCGATATGCGCTTGCAATGGTTCATGCAGATGCCGCCCGAAGAACAAGACGCCTTTATGGAAGCCGTTGCGGAAGAAATGTTCATCCGCGCCGAACAGGAAGCCAAACTGCACGAGAAGCAATGATGAATGAGCAAGATGAACTCGCCATGCGCGAACTCTACGCCAATTTCAGCGACCGCGAACTCCTCATACGCCACGCCATCATGCTGCACGAATTGCGCGACGGCGACAGGCCGCCGTGCAACCGCCTCAAGCGCCTCACCGGAAACGGTAAACTCGGATATCTCCATTACCAGTTCGGCTGGCTTGGCCTGCTGACCATCGCGGTGTTCGGCAGGGACGTCATTATGCCCCTGTTGAAATTTCTTCTCGCAGCCCTGTGACTCACTTAAGCGATTAGCATGTCCCATCCGATTATACCGCACACAGAGCAAGCCGTGTATCGAGGAAGGTGGTGCGTGCGGAACTCCCGGAATTATCCCGACAGCGCGCCGGTTGCCATACTCCGTGCCGCACACACCAATCCGGCGCGCTGTTCGCTTTCCCGAGGCCGCCCATGCAGGTAGCAGGCGCAGGCACCCATTATATCGTGTACAACTCGCGCAGTGACGTGCTGAGCCTAACCGTTTTCGCCGACGGGCACGAGGGGGCACGTGGTGCGCGCACGGACAAACTCGACCGCGACATAGCCGCAATCCGCGATGATCCCAACGCCTACTGGCTGCACCTCGGCGATTACGCGGACTTCATCAGCACCTCGGACCGACGGCGCTTTGACCCCGCCGTCCTTGACCCCACCATCCCGATAGAGGCGATGGGGTACCTCGGCAAGTACCTTGTCACGCGGGTGCGCGACCGCTTCGCACCCATTGCGCACAAGTGTATCGGCATCGGATATGGCAACCACGAGTGGTACTACATGAAGGAGGAGGAGCAGCAGGATTTGCACGGCTGGCTCTGCCAGGAACTCGGCGTACCCAATTTCGGCTATTGCTTCATCACGGACGTGGCATTCATACGATGTTCCCGGGGTAAGCCGGGCCTGTATCGCGAGCGCCCGTACAAAAAGGGCGGGCAGACGTGGACGCGGCGCATATTCGGCCATCACGGGGCTTCATGCGCACAGACACCAGGCGGGCGCATCAAGCATATTGACGACGCCATGCACCAATATAACGCCGATATTTACCTGCTGGCCCACGTGCACGGCCAAGCCGTGGCCCCGCCGCACGTCGTGCTTGGGGCCAATCACGACTGCTCGCGCATACAGCCGTATTACAAACTCGGCGCGATTACCGGTTCGTATCTCGAAACATATCCCGAGGGCGCGGGTGCGGGTTACGGCGAACGGCGCATGTATCGCCCGTCGCATCTCGGCGCGATAAAGGTCTATTTCGAGCCTGACAAGCGCAAGGCGTGGATACCGACGGTGGTGCAATGGGAGGATGCGACGTGAGCCGAGCGCATATTGGCTTTCCCACCTATACGTGCAAGGAAGTTGCACGATACGAGGGATTCTGATGCAACTCTCACGCGATGGTCTCCACTATCTCGCCGGACCGTATCGCGGTGCCGTGCGGCGCAATATTCGCGAAGCGGAGCGGTGGGCCGCCGCATGCGCAAGGCGGCGCATCGCCTTCATCTGCCCGCACTTGAACTCCGCATTCATGTCGGAAGGGACGCAGCCCGACGCACCGCCCGATTTCTGGCTTGAAATGGACAAGAAGATTCTCGCCAAGTGCGAACGGGTCTTGCTCCTGCCGGGGTGGGAAGGGTCTGTGGGTGCACGCGAAGAGAAGGCGCTGGCCGAGAGGCGCGGCATTCCCGTTTATCCCATCGAAGAGTATTTCGAATGCTGGTATGCACTAAACCATTGATCGAGGCATGGGATGGTCAAACCTGATAACGGCGGCGCGCGTTACAGTGAAGGCAAGCCGCGCTTTGATTTATTGCCCCCCGACGTGTTGCGCGAACTGGCCAAAGTGTACACGATGGGCGCACGCAAGTATGGACACGAGCCGGGCGGCGCCCGGAACTGGGAACGGGGGATGCGCTGGGGCGAATGTTACCGCGCCGCGCAAAGCCATCTGAACGCCTTTTGGGCGGGCGAAGACTGGAATCACGCCGATGAAGGCGGTCGGCATCATCTCGACCATGCAATATGGAACCTGATTGCGTTGCGAACCTATACGTTGCGCGGAATCGGCACGGATGACCGAAATATACTCACAAATGTAGCGGGAGACAACGAATGAACGGGCTGAAATCGCTGTTGCGGTCACGGAAATTCTGGATTGCCGTTGCCGGCGTATGCGGCGTGATACTGACCGAAACGTTCGGTTGGACGGAAGCCGATGCGCACACGGTGACCACGGCAATCGTAACTATTGCCAGCGTTCTCATCGGCTCTATCGCGCTGGAGGACGCGGCTACCAAGCGGCATGGTGATATGCCGGAGGACGGGGAGTGATGAACGCATGGGACAGGGCGCTTGACGTTATCGACCGTCAGCAACGGCAAATCGAAAGTCTGCAAGCCGAAGTGGAGCAGTTACGCACCGACCTGCGCATGGCCCAGATGTATAAATGTATGCCCGCCGAGCGGCCCGCACCCAGCCCCGATGTGCCAAACCCAATCAGTTGGCCGGATTGGTATGTCAGTGCCCCAACGACGGGTTTGCGACGCGGCGAAATGCGGATATACCAATGGCCGCGGTCGCCATATGCATATCCGGTAGGCCCTGTAGTGTATGCGGGAGGAAAGCAATCATGGAACACAAGCGGAACGCCAGTATCCTGAGCATCGTCTATGGCCTGATGCTCATCGGCCTTATCGTCGCGGCCGGCTGTGTCACGGTCGAGCCCATGACCGCCGAGCGCGCGGCATATCTCGCGGGGAAGGACGCGACGTATGCGCTCTGGCGTTTCGAGGGCGTATCGCTGGAGGATTTGCAGCGCGCCAAGCCGCATATCGAAGCGCTGTACAATGCGATAACGGCCACAACCGAGGCCGAACTCGATGCAGGCCTGTCAGCGTACCTTGCCGAACAAGCCAAGGCCCTCCCGCTGGCATCAGACCGCGAAATCGTCATGGAACTTCTCAATCAGACCCTCGCCCAAGTCAAACTGAAAGAGCCCGCGCTTCTCGACAGCCGCAGCATGGAGATCGCGCGCTGTATCGTCGGCGGCATACTCGACGGCATTGCCCTGGCGGAGGAGGGTGCGGCGGAATGACCGACCTCGCCGCCAGACTCTTGGCCATCGTGATTGCGCGCACGACACCGCTCACGCAGGCGGACGCGGCGATTCTGATGAATCTGGCCGCTGAAATCCGGAGGGCCGTGAGCGTGCGCGGCGTCCGGTGCCCCTACGGGCGCGAGGGCGACGACTTGTGCGTGCCGGACAAATGGTCACGGCAAGACCGGACATACCATGCGAAGATGTGCGCGCATTGTCCGGTGTTTCGCAAAGTGCGGGGGAAACGGGACTGAGCGACACACTAGGCGCGGAAGACGGTTGGACGCTGTGGAAGATGCGCCCCCCCGACGGCTGGCAGGCCGTCGGGCTGACGCCACCGCCGACCAATGAAACTGTGCCAAGTCGCACAGTTAGGCGGCGGGGCGTTTCTTGGGGCCGTGGGATAATCAAAGCGGGCGGTTGTGACGCTTACCCGCCATCGCGTATATCGCGAAAACCAAATAGCGCCCCGGCAGTAACGCACTGCCGGCAACCCACGGCCCCGCAATTTATCAGGCGACAGCACCCTGCGAAACAACAGGGAGGAACAGCATGAGCATCTACACCGATGCCACAATCCTCGTGACCGGCGGCACCGGCTCGATAGGTTCGCGTGTCGTCGCGGAACTCCTCAAGCACGCGCCGCGTGCAATCCGCATACTCTCCCGTAACGAGGAAAAGCAGTTCTGGATGCGCCGCAAGTACCTGGGCCGCACCCTGCGCTTCCTCATCGGCGACATCCGCGACCGCGACCGCCTATCCGACGCCATGCACGGTGTGGATTACGTCTTTCACTGCGCGGCCATGAAGCACGTGGACATGTGCCAGTACAACCCGCAGGAGGCCAACAAGACCAACGTGGACGGCACGATGAACGTCCTGCGCGCCGCCACGCACGCCGGCGTCAAGCGACTGGTGCATCTCTCCACCGACAAGATCGTCCAGCCGAACTGCGTGATGGCGGCCACGAAACTCGCCGCAGAGCAAACGGTGCTTGCCCACAATCGCTGGCAGGACAGGCCCGTGTGTATCGTGGCGCGGATGGGCAATGTCTTGTATTCGAGCGGGTCGCTTGCGCAAATCATTTGCCGTTGCGTACGCCTCGGGAAGCGGTACACCTTGACCGACCCTGACATGCGGCGCTACTTCATCAGCGGTGAGGACGCTGCGCGGTGGTTATTGTGCGCGCTCATGGGGGGCGACGCGGGGGATATTTGGATTCCCCGCATGACGGAATGGCGTATCGGTGACCTTGCGCCGCGCATCGCCCGCCAATGTGCCGCCGCCTACAAGGTGCGCTACAAGTACGCGGACGATTACTTGGTTATCGGCGCAAGGCCGTGGGAAAACATGCGCGAGGAACTCTGGACTGCGCACGAGGCCGTGCGATTGCGGGATGTGGACGGGGGTTGGGTGATTCCGCTGTAATCACGCCGCTTTAGCGCACAATACAACCGTCACCGCGCCTCCCATCGCGCCTTGAGTGCATCGCGTATCTTGCGAGCCTTGTACTTGCTCCAACCCAGTTCCTCGGCGACCTTCTTCATCGTCGAAAAGTGGCACCGCATCTCCACGAACATCCGCTCGTCCTCGCTCATATCGAGAAAAAAATCGCGTATGTTGCCCGTGAGCGCGTAAGGGTCTTCCATGTCCCCGCGCGGCACGGGTTTTTCCATGCTGCGGCGCTCCCGCATCGCCGCACGCGCCATCCGCATGAACACCACCACGCCATAATAGCCCCGTTCCAGCGCTTCCAGGCCCGCCAGTGCCGCGGCCTGTCGCGCATCTTCCCGTATCCAACGGGGCTGCTTTCTCGCAATCGCGCATGCTATCTCCCATATTCGGTCACGAGTAATTTCGGCCCTTCCCATGTTGTGCTCCTCTGCCAAAGGGCCGCACACACCGATTTTGCCGTAAGGTCGTCATCTATTTGCAGGCCGCAAGAGGCCGCAATCCGCCTGAGCGCGTCCATCGCCCCGCCGAGAATCTGCGAAATGCGCGACTCGGAGCATCCCAGGGCCTCGCCGATTTCCCGCATATACGCACCTTCAAGCCAGTACATCCGTAACGCCGTCTCCTCGCGCTCAGGCAATTGCCCCAAGAGCCAGTCTACGAAATCCCGCGCATCCACGCCGTCGCCGTCAATATCGCCGCCGACAATCAGCGCCTCCACATCGACATCCTCCGGCCACCGCGCGGCAATGTCCCGCATCAGTACGGGGCGCGGAGGCGTGAATGCGTTGTGCCCGTATGCCGCGCTTTGCGTGCGTTCCTTGCCAATGGCGAACACTTCCGTCTTGGTTGGTGGAATGCCCCCGTTGGCTTGCGTCAATTCATCGCGCACGTCCGTAAAAAGCGAGCGCTGTGCGCGCCTTTGCGGCCCGAACCGCCTCAGTGCGTCGATCACAGCGCCCGCAACGCGCCGCCGCACCCATACCCGCAAAGATGCGGCGCCCCCGGGTGTCCACGAGCGCACGGCGTCCCATAACGCCTCCATGCAGGCGCTCTCGACATCCGCGTACCACGGCTGCCACCTGGACACATGCTTCGAAATAAGCCACAGCACGAGCGGGCGCAACCGCCTAATCATGTCGTTCATCGCCGCCTCGTCACCAGCCCGCCAACGCGCATGCATATCGCACAATGTAAAAAAAGTACCCCCGTTTTTGGGCTTGCCCATATCATTGGTCGGGTTTTCAGAAATCGCCAATTTCGGCCCTTATTTTATGCGGGTTTGCGGCGACACTTTTTTTACATTCGACCCATGCTTTTGTACGATATCGGCGCACTCCGTCGCGCACCGCATTTCGATACCGTCGCTTGCCGCATGCCGCGCAGTAGAGTTTGGTCGGCGCGGCGTTCTGCGGGAGGGGTGCACCGCAGTCGCGGCACTTGCGCGTCGGCGCAACCTCATCGAACATGGCATGATACGCATCACGCGCCTTGCGGTATGCCCGCTGGCGCCGGCGGTCGCCCACATCCATATCCGCAAGTGGCAAGACCGCGCGGCTGAAGTACACGCACGCTTCCGGCGGCTTGCGGGATAAAGAGCAGGTCTCCTGCAGGTCGGACGCCAAGCAACGACCCTGGTCCCAATTCGCGCATTCCGCCTTCGCCATCGCATGCGGCGTCATCGCCACCCTCCTTCCTCACTTCGCATTGACGGGATGCGGGCGCGGGGCGCGTCGAACAGCGGCACGCCCGCCGCCGCACGCGCCCCGTACAGTCGCATCCGCGCTTCATGGCCAGGGTTGTTGTGCGACAGGGTCTTCCCCGCGCCTATCCAGTCTGGCCTGCTTTTCACCAACTCACGGCACGCCACGCATATCCCCCGCACGGTCGTCTCGCGCCGCACGGGATAGTGGCAAACCCGGCACGCCACGTATGGCGCGCTGGCCGTCCGTTGCCGCCAGCGCACCCGGCGTGCGCGCGCAACCGCACAACGGCGGCAGTATGAGCAGTACCCCCGCCGCCCGTTCTTGCGGCGTGTGGTTTCGCTGAACTCGGCAACCGGTTTCCACGTGCCGCAGTCACGGCATTGGAGTTTCAATTCGCCATCACGCATCACGGGTTGATGAATGCGCCGCCGCTTCATTTCACTGGTCGCTAGCGGCTCCATGACACGCCTCCTATCTCCACGTCCACCCGCCCGCCCTTCACCGGCTCCGCGCGCTCCACGCTATATCTCGTAACGAGCGCATCATCGTCAAACACCCCCGCATGTTCGAGCGCGTCAAACAATGCCTTGGTTATGTTGTCCAAGTCCCGCCGCCGCCTGTCCGGCGGATACGCCGTAATCCGCAACTCGCACGGTCCAGCGAAGTGCGGGCTCTTCGCCGCCAACACCGCATAGCCGACCGCCTTGCGAAACCGCTTGCCACGCGCAGTCACAAACGTGCGCTTCCCGCGCCGGCCCCAGTAGTGATTGACGCTCGGCGGCCACGGCAGCGTGAGGCGCACCATTATTCGCTTTCCTGGATAAAGATGGTCGAAAGTTCGTCGTGGACGAACAAACCGGAAAGAGAATCTACGAGAAAGACGGCAAGCCGCGTCAATTTATAACGTTCGATGCATGCCATCATGCGCCTCCTTTCGGCCATTCCCGTATACCCGCGAATTCCGGGAAATGCGCGACAACGTTGTCCTTCACAAATACCGCCACACCCGCCTCACGCGCCTGCGATACCGCGTCCGCAATCCATGCGCGCTCTGGCACAACCTTGTCCCTGCGGTTGCCCGTCTCGGCACCGATGATGAGCCAGTTGATGAGGTCCCCGACATTGGTCGTCAGGCTGTGCCGCGTTGTACCCAAAAACCCAAACTCCACCGGGCCGTGCGCGGGTTCGTAGGACACGAATCGCACCGGCGCATTGCATTCCAGCAATGCCAGCATGCGCTCGTCGGCGTCCCCCTGATTCGTAACCGATACGCCAAGCCAGGCGTTCGGTATGGAATCACCGCGGAGGAGATATGGCCGCTCCGCCTCAATATCAACCCCGCGCTCGCCCCATAACGTGTCGTACATTAGGTCGGGCCGTTTGGTCAGTACCATGAAGGTGTGCCAGGGCGTGACCGCAATCTGCGCGACAACGCATAGCGTCGCTTCGACGGGTAATGCGGGGTCGAATAGTTCCCCCATCGAACACACGAATATCTTTGCCGGTGTCTTGCGCTGGAAGGGTTGGTCAAGTCGTTCCAGGTGCAAGTGCGGTTTGAAGCGATAACATTGCGTGCAGCGCTGCCTCATCCGCTTGGCCTGGCGCCGCGCATAGCACCATTCGCAGCCGCGTGAACAGCCCACGACAGGGTTCCAGGTGAAATCGCACCATTCGATTGGCGTCCTATTCATCTCCACGCACCTCTTTTTTGATAAAACGCCCCATCACTCGCTCCCTTCCAATTCCGTTATGCGTGCTTTGAGTCCTGCGATTTGGATCGCCCGCCTAATGCTCGCGCTTGTTGGCTTCGCTGTACGTGCGGATGGGAATTTCAAACTCCATCACACCCCTCCGATCGCGAAGCGCCTTTCGGGTCAAACGTGAGTGCACCTCGCGACGCATCCCACGCGGTGCGAATTGTTGTCCGCGAGCGAACACGCTCGTCGGGTATGCGCCATAGCATCGACGAGAACCAGCGTAACCGCCGCCACCATCTGCTCATCATTTCACTCCCTCCCACGGATAAACCTTCATAGCCTCCCAAAAGGCATCCTCGGCCTCGGCCTCGAAGCACTGGCGGCAGCCGTCGCCCTGTTCCAGGGGCCACGCCCTGGTCTCCGGCACCAGTCGGCCGCAACGCACGCACTTGAGAATCCCGTCACTCCGCATCATCGTTTGCTCCCGTCCATTCGTACTATGCCGTGAGTCGTAAACACAAATCGCGCCAGATTGTGTGCGCCGACACTCGGGCAGCCCATATAGTCACAGTTATGCCCCGTCTCCTCACCGTCGGACTCCGCCGGGATGCCGACGACCAGCACTGTGTGCCGATCATAAAATACGCCTTGCACCCTGCCTTTTACTTCCTGCATACTCACTCCTCCGTTCGCTGACTCTCCTACGGGTTCGTATGTCGCCTCGAAAATGTCCCGCTTGCATGGATACTTCTCGCCCCGTACTCCAGTGATAAGCCAATCACCGGGCTCACCTGTCATTTGCCCTTCCAGTGTATCGATCACTATGCGCTCAGTTAGTTGCGCGGCATCCACCACTACAGGTTTTTTGATAAAACGCCCCATCACTCGCTCCCTGCGCGGAATATCCATCGCATCTCCTTTAGTTGGTCAAACCAGGTCTTGCCGCATTTTTCGCATCCATACCGGCACACCCGTGGGCGGCCGTTGCAGAATTTGCAGACCACGTCATTCCTCCATTACAATCGGTGCGGCCGGCGTCCCAAACTGAGCGCGCACCCAATCTGCAAGCCGCCTTTCAATTTCGGCCAGGCGCTCGCCTTCGGTGCCGTCCGCGTCCGCGTGTTTCGCATGGTGAAAGCGGTCAAAAATCCACTCATCCTCCGCCGTCCACGGCAGGTCGGTGAATGAGAGCCGGCCGCCACCCGGTTCGTTCTTTGGATAGTAACCCGCCCGTGCGACCGCGCGGCATAGGACGCGAGCCCGGTTGAACCCGTCTGAATTGGTTGCCCTAAATGAAACGGGCAGCGGTTCACGGTACAGCGGCTTCTGTCGGACATCGCGCAGAGCCGCGAGAATCCCATTCAGGTCACCTTCGCAGGGCAACTCACCGGCCTTGGCCATCATGAGTTGTTCGAACTTCCAGCAGAAGAGGCCGTCGGCATAGTTGGCCGCGCACTGGAGGACGCGGTGGAACTTCTCCACCGGCGGGAGGATTATCGGCGCGCCGGTTTCCGGATTGCCCTCCAGTCGGCAGGGCTGCACGGAAATTGCAATGGGTACCTCCCACCTTGCGGCATCGGCGAGCAGGTACCATAGATCGCCTTCGGGGAAATCATCGCCGATGTTCCCTGACCGGTCGCGGTGCCAACAGTTGACCCACGACAGGATCGAGTCAAACATGTCATAGTCCCCCAGGCCCAAGCCATTTTCTTTCGGGTCATGGCGAAGGGGACCGGTGAAGATGTACACGCCAGCCAATGTTATGTCCTGAATTACGTCAACTGCGTCTACCGTCCTCTGTGTCCACGCTACCTCGCAGTTCACGTTAAAGCCGAAGCAGGCGGGCGATTGCGCGTGAAGCGAAATGATGCGCTGAAACTCACTCGAATCCGCGTCATCCCACGACCTGCCTTCCTTCGTCTGGACCTCGCAAATGTAGGGCACGGAATCCCTCGCCCAGGGACGCTTGCGCGGGTCCGTCTTGATAGACCAAAACTGCATGCCGCCGAAGTGGATGCCCGTCTTCTCCATCAGTGGCCAATACTTATCACCTGGGTAGAGCCAGGGCCATACGCCCTTGGGCCAGAAGCGGTTGTATTTTTGCGCCGCCTCGACCTGCGTCAGCGTACCCGTCCACTTCACGCCGTCATGTTCAACCGTCACTTTCATCGTATCCATCAGTCGCCCTCCTTGCGCAGGCAGCACTTCTTAAATTTCTTGCCACTTCCGCATGGGCAGGGCTCATTGCGGCCGACCCGTGCGGGGTCCCTGCGTAATTGTTTTACTGTTGGCGGCACCAGCATACCGATACATTCCGCCGTACCCGCCTCGGCGTTGCGCCGTAATGCCTCCTCGGTTGAAATGATATGCCCTGTCCGTGTGTCCATCATTCACCCTCCTTGCGCGGCATATTTGCCACCACCAGTTTTTCCGGCTTCACGTGTTCCAACTCGCAACGCGACCATTACACTCTCCTCCATCATTCACCGTCCTGTCGCGCAGAGAGCAGATTCTGCGTTCGGTCCCTTCGGCCAGGTCATTTCCGCCTCGCCCGCAAGGAATCGCCCTCGTCAAGGGACTCTCCCCGTGCGTCGCGGATTTCCTTGAGGGCCGCAATGAGTTCGGCGTGATTGTCGAACCAGTGGATGATACGCCGCATAAGGCCCCCCGGTTCGCCCTTTGCCCAGAGTCCGAGAACGATATTCCCTGCGCCCCACGCGATGCCGACCTCGGTCCAGGCGTCCGTTCCCGACGGCGAGATGTACACCGTCACCGGGCATGTCGCGGCCGCCGATGTGTCGTACTCGAATTTTTCGCGCCCCTGCTCGCCCCAAACCCATTCGTCGAAATCCATCTTTTTGGAGCGGACATTATGCTCCTCGGACCCTGCGTTCTCGATAAAGGAAAGCACCGTAAGTCCCTCGGCCCGGAGCCTTTCGGTGAGCATCCTAACGGCATGCTCATTTCTCCACGAACTCGCGATATAGACCCTCATCGAGTATTTGTTCTCGCCGTCGTAACCAACCTTCATCACTTCCATCATTCACTCTCCTTTCGCACCATCTCTGCGCGCACTTGCCGGCAAAAATTGCGATACGCAAACCGCAGGGCCGCGCGCGGTGTGCGGCGGTCGGGACAATTGCAGGTCATGGCGCAGAGATGACCGTCGTGATAGATCGCTTCATAATCAGCCCTCCATCGTCTCGGCCCATCGCACAACACTTGCGCCAGCACTAGGGTGGCACCCGCACGCCGTGCGTATTTCTTCGCGCGCCGCTGGTACTCGGCCACCAGCGCCTCAAGTTGCGCAACTGTTTCGATTGCCATCACACACCTCCCTAAAACGGAATCCCGTGCTCATCGTCCACGTCACTCCCGTCGCCGTGGCCCACCTCCCGCGCACGCGCCGCCTGCGCTTCGCGCTCTTGGGGTGATTCGCCTTCCCGCTCCAATTCCCGCTTCGCCCGGCGTTTCGCATCCTCCCACGACAGCCCCTCGCGCAGTTGGAGCAGGCACGCACGGGCGCATATCTGCGATTGCGTGGGGTCGGGGGGTTGCGGGCGTTCGGCCGGCTTTCGCTTCGTGAGATTGCGCTCGCGCTGGGCCTCCACGCAACGCGCATGCACGGCCGAGATGCTGGGATACTGCGCTTCGACCTCGATGCTGATTTCTTTACGGCAGATATCGAGGTCGATATGCGCGAATCGGTCAATCCAGTCCTCCGCCAGCATCTTGCACTCGTCCTTGGTGAAACCCGTGCGATGGCGGCGCTCGAAGCGCAGCAACTGGGCGAGCAGTTCGACTTTATCCATCAGCCACCTCCGAAAGCACTCCACAAAGTGCAGAACGCATACGCTGCCTGTAGCGGCACCACTCCGTTGCCGAGCATGCGAATTCTGTCCACCGGCGGGGCCATCCCATCAGCCATTCCACGAAGCGCGGGTTCAAGCGACGGGTCGATTTCGAGGATTCGCCGCCACGCATTGAGGGCGTCGGGGCCTGGCGGAAAAAGGGGCAGTTCTGCACCATGTTCGGCAGGGCATCCATCGGTGTAAACTCGCCGCGCTGACTCGGACCCTTCGCATCGCGGCTCTTCGGCGTCGGCCAATGCGCGGCCAAATCTTCCAGTTTGTGCAATCCTCCCCCCGGCGTGCGCCGTCGGCCCTGAGGGCCCCCCGATGGTTGTTTCGGCGTCTGCTAGTACACCGAGGATGAACAGGCGTTCCCGCTTATGCGGTGCACCGATTTCCGCCGCCGTAAAGAGACCCGCCGCAACGTCGTAGCCCAGTCCTTCCAGTTCTCGGATGACTCGCTCGGCACCGAGAACAAGGTGCCCTGCGACATTCTCGAAGAAGCACGCATTGGGGCGGCACTCGCCGACAATTCGCCTAATATCCGGCCAGAGATGCCGAGGGTCGCGCGCACCCTTGCGCTTACCAGCGCACGAAAATGGCTGGCAGGGATAGCCTCCGGTAAGGAAGTCGATTCGGTTGGCAAGGGGGCTTGCGTCAAACGTCCGCAAATCCGCCCGAAATACACCGTCAGCCAGGACACCCTTTGCAATCGCATCTTCCAGAACCGCAAGGCAGAATGCTTCCCTCTCCACGTAAGCGAGCCAGCGAATATCCCCAAGGGCAAGTTGGAGCCCGATGTCGAGGCCCCCACCTCCGGTGCAGAGTGACAAGCCTGTGAAGGTGTCGTCAATCAGCCTTTTCCCCCAGCATGCGCGCCGCTTGTTGTTCGACCGTCTCTGTTTGCGCGTCCATCGGCATAGCCTTCCCCACGGCCTTCCCCGCAGCGTACAATAATTGCGATGGCCACCGTATGGTTGGCGTCTTCAACGGCGCGAGCACATCATTGGCTACTTGCGTCGTATCGCCGTAGCGCTCCGCGCATACCTTGGCCCATGCCAGGCAGTAATCGCGAAATGCCTCCTCGGAAGGCAGGGGCTTCTGGCAAAGACCGCAGGCGACGTTTACCCAGTTCTGCAGCCCAGTCGTTTCTTCGCGCGCGTGCGCGCGCGTGTGTGTGTTTATTCCCTTCCATTCCATTCCCTTCCCTTCAGCGCCACTTTTTGCCAACGCGTTGGGAGAATCTGCCAACGGGTCTGTAAGTACTTGCAACCAACCGACTTCGGGCGAGGAGAAAAATTCGAGCGCGCGCTCAATGATTTCTTCGGGGGCGCGGGTTTTCAGGGCGATTGCGCGGGCATCCAAAGGCGTGCCATCGCGCCGGCATAATCTCCCACGCGGTTGGCATTTACTCCCAACCTGCAAGATGAGGTGCCATGCGCCGTAGAGCGCGCAGCCGTCGGGTTCGAGGAAAATGCGCCCAAAGCCTTCGCCGTCATGCTTGTTGGGGGTAGGCACCCAGTGCAGGGTTTTCAGTTTGCGGGTGTGTGCGTTTTCATAGATGGTGTTCCAGTCGGTGATCTGGTACATTACCCCTCGCGCCATACCTCTCCCCCGCTTAGTCAGAACGGTATGTCGCTGTCATCGCCTGGTTCGCGCATGCCCCCCGCAGCCCCGTCCGGAGGCACCTCGCTGAGCGCTGGCTTGAACGACACGCTCGCGTATTTCTCGCCCTTGCGTGACACACGGGTCCATATCGCGAGGTCAACCGTCCAGGTGAGGCCGCAGTGCGGGCATTCACCGAGGCCATCGCCCTTGAGCGACGGTTGCGATGCGTTCGTTTTGCGCTTGTTCTTGAACGCGGTGCCAGAGTTCGGTCGGTGTTGCCACGCCATCGCCTCTCTCCTTAAAGCAAGTCGTCTATGTCGGCATCGGGTGCGCTGGCCTTCGGCGGTTTAGTGCCGCCGTTACGGCGTTGCGCGCCGTCATCCTCGGGGTCATCGGTCGTGACGAGGTTGAACGCAAGCGCGCGGGCATACTTACGCGCACCGGTCGTCGCCTTGTAAACGGCCTTGTCCTGCTGGTCGATGCCTTCCCCTACTGCGCGTATCACCACGCTGTCGCCGGATTCGTCGAAGATGTGCATTTCGAGCGTAAGAAATACGCGGTTCGGGTTGCGCTCATCGGGCGTGATGCTCACCACGGATTCGAAGACGTATAAGCCTTCGGCCTCAAGCGCGGGGCGGATTACGCGGTCGTAATCCTCCATGTTGGCGTAAGAATACCCGTGATGTTTGTTCTGGCCGCTTTTGCCGACGGCGCACATTGCGGCCTGTGCGCGTCCGAGTTTTGCGAATAGTTCCTTACTCATTTTCATGCTCCTTTTCGTATCGTTCGTAAAGCCGGAGAATCGTCTGATAATACTTGCGGCCGAAGGCTTCGCGTTCATGTGAGCACCGAAGGCGCCATGTGTTGTACTGTGGCGGCCGCGTCGATACACAAATCCATTCAAATGGCAAATACTTACCCGTGACCGCCGCAACGTTGTCGATGTAGAAGGCGGCGCGGGCGGCATAGTTGTATTGGACGATGCTGTCGATAAACTCGTCGCGGTCGATGCAGTGAGTGGTTTTGAGGTCGATAATTACGTCGTCGCACAGTATATCAAGGCGCGCTTTCGTCAGGGTGTGGTAACCCTCTACTTGGGTTCTAATGCATACTTCACGCTTTGAGGGGCGGCCCAACGCTTTGCGGATATCCTCGCACGCCATGATGCTCTTGTACATGGCGACGACTTCCGCCCATTCGGTCGGCTTGATGGGCTGTTTGCCCGTCTTGGCGGCTACTTGCGCGACAGCCTCGCGGCCTTCGCGCATGCGCAAATCGTAATTCGCGTCGAGTTTGACGTAGCGGGCGGCGGTGGCGTCCTTGCCCTCCAGCACCAAGCAGTGCAGGACGGAGGGTACTAGGCCCCGGCGTCCGAGGTTTTTGGGCTTGCCGCGCACCCAGGCCTCGAGGTCGGAAAACGACAGTGCGTCGCTGGCTTGGTATGCGTCGAAGGGTAGCCCCTCGTAAATCCCGGGCGTATTTTGGGTTGTTGTCGCAGTCGTCATGCGCCCTGCCCCGCGGAGAGGGCCGAATCGTGCATGGTTTCGACGCCAACTGAATCGCGCATGATAGCGATCTCGGCCGAATCGTGCATGGTGCCGATGCGGGCCGAATCGCGCATGGTACCGATGCGGGCCGAATCGCACATCCTTTCGACGTGAGCCGAATGGTGCATGGTATCAACGCGAGTCGATTCGTACATGACACCGATGTGGGTCCAACCGTACATGCTTTCGACATGGGCCGAATCGTGCATGGCCTCTACGCCGGCTGAATGGTGCATGGCATCGACGCGGGCCGAACCGTGCATGAGCCTGATGCGGGCCGACTCATACATGCCTTCGACGCGAGCCGAATCGTACATGCTTTCGATGCAGGCCGACTCGTGCATGGTGCCGATGTAGACCGAATCCCACATGGTACCGACGCAGGCCGAATCGCGCATGTGCCGATGCGGGCCGAATCGCGCATGGTGCCGATGTGGGCCGAACCGTACATGCTTTCGACGTGGGCCGAATCGTGCATGGCACCGACGCTGGCCGAGCCGCACATGGCCTTGATGCGGGCTGAACCGTACATACCGATAATGCGGGCATTGATCGCGTATTTCACCTCCGCGCCGTCCGCCAGAATCCAGGGGCCTCCGCCGAGTATCTTGCGCTTGTCCGAGATGATGCAGTGGCTGACGCGT